ATGGGTCTTTAGTTCCGCTAGACCCGCCAAAACTTGAACCTAAAAGGTTATTTCCACCGCCACCCGGTTTAGCATTTTTAAGATTTTTGGAGATTTCTTCAGAAAGCTTTTTAGTTTTTTCTAATTCCGCGTTAAGAGTTTTAAAAGCGGACGTCAAATCGGCAACAAGTTCAGTCTTACGACTAAAGATGCCGCCTCCGCCACCAACGCCCATTGCTGGGCCAGTTTGCTTATCTGCCACTTTTAACTCCTACGTCTGGATCGGTCAATCCAATTTTTACGTTCTCTAAAAGACAATGATCGGATATCCGTCAAGGTCCATCCAGTAAAGTGCCGAGTTAATAGTTCAAATTGGTCCAGTAAGTTTACGTAGTCTTCGTCTTTATACTCGAAACAATGCAGCCAAGGTCAGTGGCATAAGGATATCCTCACCACATGCCTCGCATGCCTTCTTCACCTCCCCAAGGCGTGGGCCTGGGTTACGTTCAAGAATCTGTTGCACGAGTACATCACGGTCTTTCCAACTGAGCTTTAGAACCGATGTGGCGCCAATTGAAGGGCTACCGTTAATCGATGCTATGCACCCAGACAACAAAATTGTATTCAATTCTGCTGAATTTTTATCGGAATTCTCAAGCAGTCTTCGTTGTGTAAGACCGGTTGGAAGCCCAACAATTACAGTTCCTAGCTTTGACTCATATTCCCACATACGATCTTCAACTGGGTTTTCTAAAGTTGTAATTGGGATATCTTTGTCTAAGTCTAAAATTAACGCCTGTTCCGCAGAACACTCTGTGCAAGCGCCTTGAAATTCAATTGTTTTACCAAACGTTGCTTTACGGATACCAATAAGAATTGCGTCTCGGTCTCCAGATAGAAGAGTGTCTAGGTCTTCTTTAGAAGCGGTTTCCATACCAATACTTACTAAACCTCGTTGAAGCATTGTGTTCAACGCACGTCCAGTTGTTCCAGCACGAGCAATTGCTTCTTCGTCAGCCCCGTTTAGCTCACGCACCTCAGCATATTTAACTAAGGCACCCTCCCGGTTTACAAAACCACCGGGAAGGGTAACCTCAGTATCAGAAGGGGCCTTAGTAACAATCTCTACTTTTGGCTCTTCTTCAAATTGCTTTGCTGCTTTTGCTACGAGTTGTGGATCTGAGATCAAAGTCTCGTTCACGATTTATTCTCCTTATAAGTTGTTGTTATGGAAGTCGGGTGTAAGAACCATCAGTAAAGAATACAGAAAGTCCTTCGTGTACGATTCCGATGGTTTCTACCATTAGGTTGTTTCCGCCCGCATCTAGATCAGAGTAGTTCAAAGTTGAAATCCATGCGTTGTGGACATGGAATCCCATCTTTGGAGTATTTGACCCACCAGCACCTGTAGTAGTTGCTGTTGCGTTGCTTGCAGAAGGGTGATCCATTACATAGATCTTAAGGTCGCAACGGAAATCGTTATCGCCTAGGGCAATTCCGTCTCCAGCTGCTGCTGCGAATAGGTGCTTCATCCAGTCAATAGCCTGAGCATTCTTGTAAATAACTCCACGGTTAAGTGAAATTGGGTTGAATGTTGTCATGCCAGGGATCTGATGAATAGTGGTGTTGTAACCACCCTCACGATAAGCAATACTTTGTGTGTTAATACCAAGTCCTGAAACTTGAGTAAAACCACCGCTAAAGCCTGTGATCTTGTTGCTTACCTTTGAACCTTGCTGAGGCGCAAGGAATTCAACGTAGAACCGAAACGAACGAAGTGGATCGGTTGCTACGCTAGAAAAGCGATTGATTACGCTATCTGTTGCCATTTGTCATTTTCTCCTTTACGCCACAGTAACGGTGGTGCCACCGTCAAACTGTCCGATTTTGATAATTACGAACTCTGCTGGGCGTTGTAGAGCAACACCAACTTCAATGTTGACCTGACCCGAATCAATCGAAATTTGTGGGTTAGTTTCAGAATCGCACTTTACGTAGAAAGCTTGAGCTGGAACACCGCCGCGAAGTCCGCCTTGACGCCAGAAGTTATTTAAGAAACCTTCCATAGATGCAGTAATTGAGCGCCACAATTTTTCATCGTTTGGCTCAAAGATTGCAAACTGGCTAAGGTCTGACAAAGCTTTACGCAAGTAGATAAGCGTACGACGAACTGGCACGTATCGAGATACGTAGCTTCCTTGTAGTGTACGTGCACCCATAACTACGATACCTGAACCAGGAACAAAGCGAATTGCGTTAACCGCCGCTGAGTTGCTGTTTAAAGAATCTAGCTCTGCGTTTGTCAATGGTGCTACAGAAACAGCCCCACCTACACGTGTATTAAGACCAGCAGGGGCCTTAAATACTCCACGAGATGCGTCAGTTCCAAGGTATAGACCTACAACAGCGCCACCAGGGTTTGCAACAGTTGTTACGTTTGGTGTAGTTGTTGATGGGTCTTTAATAACGATACGTGGATAATAAACAGCAGCGTATGAAGTTGATGTGTATTCGTTCGCACGAGTAATTTGGTTAGCAGCAGTACCAGCAACTGGGTCAATGACAACAAATACATCTCCGCGGTCTTCTGCGTATGAAGTAATTAGGTTAACCGCTGTTGCTTCAGTAACTCCCGGTGCGTTAAGCACAAGAGCATTTGTAATGATGTCAAAGCTATCAACAGCTCCAGCAATTTGTGATGCTGTAGGTGTTGCGCTTCCATCATCACCACTGATTAAGTACGTGTTGTTTGCTACAACTGGACGACGAGTCGCACCAGTAGCCGCTGAGCCTTCATCAACCAAAGTAATGTACTTAGATTGATTTGCTACAACCGATGGAGCATAACGGTCATTTGTTGCCGTCATGCTTAAGTCTGTGTAACGTTCTACAATGTTAGCTGGACCTACTCCGCTATAGTAAACAGTTAGATCAAACGTATCTGCTGTAGATCCGTTGGCAATACTTATGTTAATAAGATTGCCCCACGCTCCTGGGTTATGAGCGTTAATTGTCAAAGTCGCGTCTGGAGTACCAGCACGATCATTGAATGTTTGTGTTGCGGTGTCAACAGAAGCATCAACTACACGTTGAAAATACGCTTGGCTTCCTCCGTTTGAGAAGAAAAGAAGTGCAGCAGTGTGTAGAAGAGAATTGTTTTCCCAACCTCCGTACCAGCTGACGTATTGGCTCCAAGATGTGACCAGAGTAGGTGCTTGCGGTCCTCTATTCACGTAGCCAATAAAGGCAGCAATGGACTGTGAGGTTGTGCTTTGTACAGGTGTTGATAAGTTAAGGGATTCCTCAACGTATACACCAGGACGAAGGTATACAGCCATTATTTATCTCCTTTGAGAGTTTCTAGTTTGTACATGTATTAAACCGATTGGAAGCCCGTTGGGATTGATTGTGGTGTTGTTTCGATGTTTACAGTTTCTACTTGTGTAGTTGCTGGTGGCGTCTGTAGAGGCGTCATTTCGCTAACTACTCTGATACTAAAGACGTTTCTAAAGAGACGTCTTCCATCCTCGACTGAGTCACGTTTAATGAACCCTTCGAGAAACATATGTCGGGCGACATCTGGGTCGCCATTGTGCTGAGGCACCATAAGGTGTCCGTATTTACCGGGAATCTTTTGATTAAGCATATTCAACATAATTGCTCTGTCATGGCGCGGATGACGAGAATATGACGTTACTTGGTAAAACAAATCATAAGTTACAGGTGCGTAATATCCATAAGTAGTTCCAGACTCAGCAGCACTGAACCCTCTGTTTGTTTCATCTATCCACATACCAGAACTTTGACGATCATTAGCAGGTTGGATGTCATATAAATCAATTACAAGGTATGGGTATTCTTGAGCACGAAGTTCTACATCTGGGTAACCAAACCACACCTTTACTTGGCGCTCGTTATCCTTTAGGTCAGAAACAACAATGCCTTGAAGGTGCGTTTTAAGAGCAGCGTCTTCGGCAAAAATAAAGGAATCGTCTAGTACGGTCATGGCAGAATTCCAGTTTCAAATAGGTAGTTTAAAGCCTCATTCTGAATAGTTTGTTCAATTACAGGGTTTACTTCATGCAAGAACGGGCGTATTACAGCGTTTGGACTAATGCCCGGCTGTCCGTACTCGGCGTTAAAAATATCATCCCCGTGGCCCTCGTCATAAGCAAGGGAAAGTTTTCCACTTTTAGAGACAAGCTCAATAGGATGGGTCCAACCAGCATTAGCGGCTGTAATTTGTAAAGAGTCATCAAGGCTGTTTGCTAAAGTATCAGCAACATCTGAAGCGCGAGTTTCTAAATTTATCGTCACTTCTTTTTCTTCTTTGCCTTTTTAAATCCGTACATGTAACCAAGTCCCACTGCGGCTAAAGATATTGCTGACTCTTTTGCACCCGGAGCGTGATCTGTTATACCGCGATAAAAATCAACCTCTGTTGGGCCATCAAGCCACTCAGGTCTATCGGACATAGCAGTCTCCAATCGGAACTCGCAAACACGTACGCAAAAGGCAAAGCCATTCCCCGCATGGGAACTAATCCAATGGTAAATGAAAAAGCCCCCTTTCGGGGGCTAAGTCATTA